GCTCGGACATCGTAGGGCGTTGGATGCACAAACGGAAACCATTTGCGCAGCGTAATCATTTCTTTTCACGCTCCATTGCCCTAGCGTAGTAGTACAGGACTTTGCCCCGTAGTTCCGCGCTATCCGCAACCCCCGCCCACTCAGCCAGCCGGTTCCAAATCAACACCAATTGCTCAGAGGAGCAGTTATCGCCGTTTGTTGTAAGCCACCGAGACAACTGCATGTGCCTCATGGTTGGCTCACTGATCCAGCTTAGCCCATAAAAGTCCGAAACAATGCACGGCGGCCTCGCGGTCGCCCCTGCCAATAACAGCAACAGTAGTAGAAGAAGCCAACGCATTTCATTTTGCCATCTCAGTTGAAGCCAAGTTTAGCCGTGTCTTGACCACCGTCAAGTCCGATGGCTCCTTGGAAAACCCTACCGAAACGTAGCCGTCAAACTCCCCAATTTCTGGGGGTACAGAAACCCAGCAGGCAAACTCAACGCCCTGCTTCTTTTCCCAATCAGATGTCTTGCCAGTCACTTCTTGCTTGGCGCAGTAAACCTCGCCGTTCAGCATGGCGATCATGGCCGCATTTCGTACTGGGTCTTTATTAAACAGCGTGGAGTTGTAGCCGTCAAACTCAGTAGTCCGACCCTTTGGGCCATACGCAAGTAGCGTAGTTCTGCCGTTGACTACCAGATTGGCTTTGTGAACCACGATGGTCTCGGCATCCAAGTCTTTCATCACGCTCTGGGCAATATGCTCCAACACCGGCACCTCACGCAGCGATGACTTGTGGCTATTATTTGTGATGGCATTTAATATGACCACCCGACTGTCCCAAGCAAAGTAGCCTGCAAAGAACAGGAACGACAGCAAGATAACCGTGAACAGTTTAAACGGATTGTCTACCCATTTAATTAACTCGATCACCTTGTCGGCAGTCGTTTGGTTCTTTTGGGGTGCTTGGCGCACCACTGGCTCAGCCTTTGGTTTTGGAATTCGTCTTTTAACTGGAGCCACCTTTGCTGGGGCTTTGGCCGGAGCCTTTTTAGCTGTCACCATATTCCGCCCCATGCAATCATGTAGGTACAAAAAATAACGAAGGCAGTAACACAGGCTGCCGCAATAATTGCTTCAGCCCAGTCCCACATGATTAAGCAGGCATTGCAACCCAGTCAGGGTTATGCGGCCAGTCGGTAAATGTACGGGGGTCGCCAGTTACTGTGCTTGGTAAATCACGCAGTGTCTGGCGGTATGTAGCCCATGCAGTCTTATCTGCGGTGCAATCAGCAATCTGCGTCCAGTCACAGTCTTTGAGCAGTTGGTTGCGTGTTCCGCGAATCTGAGCCATCGCGCTGTCTTTGGCAGACTGGATTTCTTCTGCGGTCAAATCAGCTACGGCAACTTTGTACACCCAACCGTTTTCCAACACGGGGTCGCAAGGTACAAGTTTCTGGGTCAGGCGGTCATGGTCGCGGTACAGGTTAACTTTGACAAAACCTTGAGCGGCTAACTGCTCATCCGTGACGGAATCCGTCATACCAAAATACGTACGAAAGTCGATGATCTCGCCAATCTGTCCGTCTGTTATTTTTGCAATAAACATAAATGCTCCTTAATTTGGGCCAATATCTGGGAGTGCCGCAGTTGGCGGTGTGAATGTTGTGGTGTATCTGGCGACACCGTTGGTGATGCGGAAATCGTCAATATAGCCGTTGAAATCTTGCCCTGTATCGTTTGATGAACCAATTGTGGCAGGGTAACCAGTTGCCGCAAATAATGACCCAGAAAGTGTCTGCGTTCCTGTACTTGTGCCATTTAGCCAACCTGTAATGGTTGTTCCAGAACGAGTCACAGCAACGTGCATCCATGCGCCCGTTGAATATCCGCTACCTAATGATGCACCAGCCAAAGCCCAACTTGATCCTGTTGTTGATGCTGAAATTGAAAGAACATTACTACTATCGACTTGCAATGTCAAACCAAACTGCCCGGCTTGCCTTTTACCATAAAAACCGTTGTAGTTTTTTGCAGAATTGATGTAGAGCCACCCTTCAATCGTCCAATTACCGCTTCCAAAATTAAAGACTGGTGAGTCTGGTGCTTGAAGATAATCACCAGTTCCATCAAACGCCAAAGACCCTGTTCCATACTTCACCACGCTTGTAGAAATCTGTGCGTTACCCACAGTTTCTAAATCGTTCATCATGGCGTTGTCAAAGATTGCGCCATTGATAAGATTCAACAAAAGGGCAGTATTTGTAATTGCTGTCAGGGGTGCTGTAGGAACAGTTAGCGTTGAAACAGTTGGGTCATAAACTGCCGTACCTTTGACAATTCGCAAGTTGGAAATGTAGCCATTCCAAAATCCATCACTTGTGCCAAAAGCACCTAGATAAATTGTTCCACTTGTGTAATTCTGAGAGTTAGTCCCTAATGCTTCTCTAGTGCCATCGACAAAAAGTGCTGTTTGATTTGAGCCAGTACCAGAACGCACAACAGCAATGTGATGCCAAGCATTATTTGCAATTCCGCTAGTTCCTTGCAAGTTGGTAGAACCTGTATTACCAAACACAACCTTACCAACAGATGTGTCAATGTAAAGTTGCATAGTGTATGAGTTACCACTATTGCCAATTATTGTGCGTGATGCCCCACCTGAAACAGATTTGTCGCCTGTATAAACCCAACCTTCAATTGTGAACGCACCAGTTCCAAAATCCATTGGTGTGTTTGAACTTGGAACAAGATAATCCCCACTACCATCAAAGTACCCTGACCCACCAATCACGCTTGTGGTGTAGGCGGTAGCAGTGCCAAACGGGTTGAAGCGTTGGACGCTTGGTGCATTATTTACTGTAATTGCAAAAGCATTGCTACTGTTATCAACAAAACGATTGCTTTGGCAAGTTAAAAGGCTTGTACCTGATACCGCAGTTAATGGCGTAGTGCTTGGCGTAAAGTTGCTTGTATAAACCGCAGTACCTTTAACAATCCTTATATTGCTTAAATAGCCTTTAAAGCCGTTGCCACTTTGCTGATCCCAGCCGATAGTTACTGGTGATGTTGGGATACTTACAGAATTAGAGGCGGTTGCAACCGAAGTGCCGTTGATGTAAAGCGTGTATACGCCTGAAGCCTTAACGACGGCGGCATGAACCCATGTATTTAATGCAATGTTGGCAGGGCTTGTTAAAACAGTTCCTGTACCTTGTATAGAAAAATAAAACTGCCCTGATGCATAAAGTCTAAATAGAATTTGACCTGTTGCTGGAGTGGCGGCACGGCAATCAACTATTGCCTGATAGCCACCTGTATCGGTGCAGTAAAACCAAGATTCAATTGTGTAATCGCCTGTTCCCATGCCAAAAGCGGCATTAGATGCAACACTTAAATAATCAGGTGTTGAAACTAAATTAAAACCATTAGACCAATTAGACCCATAAGGCGAAAACGAACCTTGGGTTGTGTTGCCGTTACGGGTAATGGTGAATGCGTTTGTACTGCTGTCTACAAATGTATTGTTCTGTGCGCCATTAGTCCCGTCACCATGCAACAACATAGTGACGTAGTTGAATTGTGGATCAGGGACAGGTCTTCCAGCCGTGGGCCATTGGCTTAGTTTCTGCCAGTAAGCCTGTTGGTCAAGCGTCCAAACACCAGAAGCCGTGCTTGTTTCGTATGGGCCACTAGGTGTGACTGGAGTCTTGGAAATTATTCCGCCGGGGTATTTTGTACTCATACTGTTTCCAATTGTTTAATTTTTGCAGTGATGATTGCCGTTGAAGTATCTCGATCAATAGTCATGTACCCACGGCAAACAATGTTGTAGTCAACACCATTGGCATCTTTTTCGCTTTTAATTGGCGTAGCAATATCAAGATTTTTAAACAAAAACTCTTTGCCGTTTTCAAAAACACGCCAGACATGATCCATTGAACCACGACCAGCTTGTCCACGAGATTTATTGAACCTAATCTGGTATGTGTTCATACAACCTCAGCTGCTGGCGGCACTTCACAAACTGCGGGTTGAGCCATCTGCACGGTCAAGTTGAAATGCACAAACTTAATGGGCATTTCAGCTGCATGGCGTGTAAACGAATGCATCAACCATGAGTTAGCAAAGATCATTAAGCCGGGTTTTGGCTCAAAGTTAATCATTTTGCTGGCTGGTGTAGCCATGTTTACGTCTTGCTCTGGCAAATCAATTTGCACTTTGGCGGCGCGAGGATCATGGAACACAACGCGGGAGCAATCTTTTGGTGTTTCAAGGAAGTAAAAACCAACAATTTGTGAACCAAATCCGTGAACGTGTGCGTCCATTGCGGAGTGCTTGTGGTGTTCTTGTGTCCACATTTCTGTAAACGACACCACTTTATCTTGCATGGCAAAGCCCTGCTCATTAAGAATGTTCCAAGCTGTAGCGCCAACAAACTCAGAAAATCCAGTCATACGTGGGTCGGCAAAATAACTGCCCGTCATATGCACGGGGTAAATCTCATTAAGCTGCTGTTCTTTTTTTGCAGCGGTAAGGGCTTCCTCAGAAACGGTGTTAACCACCTCCAAGAAGTCTGGTCGCTCAATCAAATAGATTGGGCATGGAAAATGATACGCAACTTGAAGCTGCGTGTTCTGCACTACTTGGGCCACTGACTCAGCGGCTTTGCATATTTTTTGTTTTGATTTTTTTGTGATGGTCTTGGCCATAGCGCTCTCCTTGTTGGTTGGGCTATCAGTTTACAACCTGAACCCATTGCCAAGCAAGGAAATCAAACTGATATTGATTGCCATCAATAGGACGCGCTGGAGTATCTTTCCAATTATTTTCTGCACCGCACCAAAAAGTCATAATGCCAGCATCCAGTTTTGCGGCCTCTGACGCAGGGCGAGGAATTGGGGGGCGCATGGCACAAATAGTTTCGTCCAGCGTCCATGCAGACCAATTCTCAGATTGTTCACGGGCATTAAAAGCATCAATAACACTTTGCTGTTTGGCAGTTTTTTCTTCCGCAGTCATGTCGCGTAAAGTCCACACATCAGTCCAAACACCATCTACTTTTTCGTAAGTTGGTTCATCTGAAACAATTTGATAAACCCCGGGAACAGGACGTTCAATGCGAACAAATGGTTCCCAATGTTCAGGAATAACACCAAACGCAGCAATTAAGTTGTTTTCAAGCGCTGGATGATTTTTAGTTTGGCCGTTTTCGGTTTCAATATAAAGGTTCATATCTAATCCAAAAAATTAAGCACTTACGCAAGTTGACGGGAAGGAACGAGTAGTGCCGGGCCAAACAATACGAACCGCTCCAACAGCACCGCCTCCTCCCGAATTGCAGGATTGTGATCCTGCGCCACCACCACCGCCACCGTTAGCGCCGCCATTACCAGCAGTTGAACCACCGACACTTTGGCCACTGCTTCCGCCAGAACCACCGCCACCGCCACCACCGGGGTAGCTTCCGCCAGCACCGTTAGAACCTTGACCATACAGTCCTACACCGCCACCTCCAGCGCCAGACCTAGTAGATGCATTTGCTCCAGATGCACCGCCACCGCCACCGCCACCAGCGCCAGCACTACCAGAACATCCGCCAAAAGGAACGCCGCCATTACCGCCAACACCAGCATATCCGCCAGCACCCCCGCCACCGGGGCCTTTTGCACAGCAGTTAGCCCTTGCACCATTGCCACCTTTAAAGCCAGTGCCTCCACATCCGCCGCCAGCTCCACCAGTTCCACCGCAAGGTCTACGGCCAGCGCCGCCGCCTCGTCCGTAAACATAACCAGAAGTGTTAAAGTAACTTTGGCCTCCAGCCGCGCCATTACAACACCCGCCAGCACCGCCAGCTCCAACTACAACGTTATAAGAACTACCGGGGGTAACAGAAATATTGTTTTTGTAACCCAAGCCACCACCGCCACCAGCACCACCAGCTAAACCGCAGCGACCGCCACCGCCACCGCCACCGCCACCTACTGTTAAAACAGATACAGAAGTTACGCCAGATGGAGCAACCCATGTATATGAACCACCTTGTGTGTAAGTCTGGCAAGTTTGAACCGGCGTGACGCTATTTGAAGAAGCGCTGTTTGCGCTGTTGCCAATTCCATTAGTTGCATAAACCACAAATGTGTAGCTTGTATTAGTTGTTAAGCCCGACACAGTAATGGTTCCAGAGCCAGACGTAGAAAGTGTGCCAGTAATACTTCCGGGTGTAGATACTGCTGTATACGAGGTAATGGTTGAACCACCATCACTGCTTGATGCTGTATATGTCACACTTGCAGATGTTGCGCCAGTGACTGTAGCTGTGCCAATTGTAGGAGCGGTTGGTACATTTGCTGTTGTAATACTATTAGAAGCCGCGCTTGATGTGCCAGTTCCAACTGAATTGGTTGCTTTAACAGAAAAAGTGTACGATGTATTTGCAGACAGGCCAGTTACACTTATAGGTGAAGAAGAGCCTGTACCTGTTATACCGCCGGGGCTTGATGTTGCGGTATAGCTTGTGATTGAAGTACTGCCTGTATATGTAGGCGCAGTAAAAGCGACACTTGCCCCCAACCCAACCGCAGTTGCCGTACCAATTGTAGGCGCGCCGGGAATACTTGGCCAAACACTAGCCCCAAGAGCTTGAACAACAGATTGTTCTGTCCAAATTCCGGACGCAACTGTAGCGCTTGTGGTTGGGGCGGTCGAGGATATAATCCCGCCTTTATAGCGTCTGCTCATCCCATGCTCCTATCAAGAGATAACTTCGTAGCTCACCGAATATGTAATACCACTGGCTGTACCTGAAGTAACGGAAATCAACTGATTTTCCATCAAGTAAATGGCTGTTGTTTTATCTGTAACAATCAAAGATGCGTTTGCAGGTACCGAAACAGTAGAAACAACTGGGTACGCTGTACCACTTGCAGGGGCTGAACCTTGTGTTGTAACGGAAGACCCAGCGTAAATAGATACTGTAGCGTTTACAGCAGAAGAGCCGTTAACGTTAGCCGCAACAATTTGATTAATTTTGTACACCGAGTTACTGCCAGAAGCATTAGCAAGCAAAATAACAGCGGTAGTTCCACTGGGCGTGTAGTACGTTGTGGTTCCGTAAATCGTGGTTGATGCACCAGCAATATTTGGATTTGACATAATGTTTCCTTATAGACCAAAGACGAGAGCCATTGCCACTGCTTGACCGCGAGTAGCGCCTGTTGCGGGAGCTGCTTGGAACGTAGGCAACGCCCCTGCGCCGTTACTTGTAAGAATATACCCTGCTGTGCCGGGGCCAGCAGATGCTTGGAACGCTCCAGTACCGGTCGTGCCTGTAAACACCACACTATACGCAGTTGTTGAAGTTAGTCCAGTACCGCCGTAAGCCACGCCCAAAGCATTTGTTGGGGTCAGTGTGTTAGCTGTTAAGTTAGTGCCGTCAAAAGTCAAATTGGCAGAACCTGCCAAATTACCGCCGCTGTTGTACTGAACTTGTGTGTTTGAGCCGCCAGCCGATGCGCCGACTCGTACGTAGTCTGTGCCGTTGTAAGCCACCAGAGCTTTATCGCCTACGGCAATCGTGACGCCTGTCTGACCGCTTGCTTTGATTGTGACTGAGCCACCTGTGGCATCGTTAATCACCACATAAGTTTTGCTGTAGCTTGGGCCTGTAATGACTTTGGTTGTAGTCAGCGTACCCGTCACACGAACAATTGCATGCTGCGCAGTTACTGTACCTGCACCAGTCAGCGTAGACGTAATATTGGAAGCTGACGCATCGCCTGTAGTATTTGATAACGTTACCGCGCCGTCACCTGTCAGCGTCAACGTAGCGGCAATAGCCAAGTTGGTGTACTGCGTAATACCGTTATTAACGGTGTCGCCCCATGTGCCGGATAGCTCACCCTGTACTGGTAGAGCAAGTCCTAATTGTCCCGTTGCGCCTGTAGTCATTTAAAGCCCCTATTCCGTAGGAATCAATGTCCAGCCCGTAGGCTCGACTGTATCAATATTTTGCCAGTTTGCGTCTTCGCTGTCATCAATTAACGACCAATAAAAGATTGCAAAACTTCCAACCTCACCCATGGCTTGATTGCCTGTGACTGCAACCAGCCTTGCGCCAACCGACATCGTGCCTACTGCACCTGTCGCTGAAACTCCTGTAAGCGCTAGTGCTTTGACTGGAACATCGTCACCAACTAAACCAGAACCCGCTACGCCAGTCAACGCAACTGAAACGTTTATGCCTGTGTTACCGACAGCACCTGCGGCTTCAACACCCGCCGCCTGCCAATTAAATACAACCGTACCAACAGCGCCAGCAGCGGAGACACCTGAGAGCGCAACGGTTCTACTTGTACCCGCGCTACCAACAGCACCCGATGCCTGTACGCCCGTAGTTTCTGCGGCATACGCAAACACAACATCACCAACAGCACCTGCCGCATTTACACCCGTAAGCGCAACAGTTCTTGAAATTCCTACAGTACCGACAGCGCCTGTAGCAACAACCCCATCTTCGCCTTCCGCAGCAGAAACTACGACATTACCAACAGCACCAGTCGCCCCAACACCAGACAGCCCAGACTCACGTCCGGGAATTGCAACTTCTCCCGGTGTTCCTACTGCGGATACACCCGTAAGCGCTAGTTGCCTTGCAGCAACAGCAACTGAACCAGTCGCGCCGCTAGCCACTACCCCTGTAATAGCTACTGCATAGATAACTTCCGCAGTAACCGATCCAACTGCACCAGAAGCCGTAACTCCTGTAAGCGCAACAGTAACATTAACACCCGCAGATCCGACAGCTCCAGACGCAGAATTGCCGGAGATGGCCGATTGTTGACCTCCCCAGCTATTACTGCCCCACGAGCCGGCGCCCCATGCGGTTGTCATTTACTGCCCTCCCAGACAGGAGGATCAGGTTGTAGCCAAACGCAGCAACGCAGTTGATGTGGTATTAGAAGGCATTGTCAAAGTGAACGTACCGGCAGTCACAGTCTGTGAACCGAAAGTGTGCACGCTAACAGCCTTGTTAGAAGCCGATGAGTTGTAAATCAGCACCGCGTCAAACGCAGTAGTCAAAGTCACGTTTGTGTACGTAATACTAGCTGTTGGTGTCCAGTACGCAACGCCTGCTGTAGAAGACGTATTGGTAGAAGACGGAGATGTGCCGTTTGTCACCGTTACACCGCCAGCAGTGTAGTTTGTACCAGACACTTCACCAGTAGATGAATACGCTGTTGTTGATGCATTCACTGTGGCAGAAGCCAAATACAAAGCAGCTTTGAAAGTGTTGCCTGTACTTGTTGTGAAATTGTGTGTTGCGGTCATCAATTCTTGCATGAACGATGTGCACATTGCTTGGGTATTTGCCATGATTTTTCCTTTACTCGAAAGAGGCTGTAGCAGCGGAAAGTACCACTGATTTCTTTAATTGAACGTGCACCGAACGGTGGACAAGTTCCCCATCCAACCAATACTCCACCCAAGTGGTGTACTCGTCATCATTATCAACAAACCCTTCTTTTTTCTCAAGAAGAGATTCATCCATTTCGCCTTTGGTTGTGTTAACAAGCGCCATGTTATGCGATCCTTAAAATAGCAGTAGAAGAAGTAGCGGTTGGGAATTGCACAACAAACGTGTTGGCAGAAGTTTTGTCAGACCCAAAATCCAAGACGCAGACAGACAAGGTGCTACCGCCCCCCAAGTCTTTGTAAATCAAAGCACCGCGAGCAGTAATAGCGCCAGTCCAAGACGCGTTGGCAAACGACCAATATGTGGCCGCCGTTGAGCCTGTTTGGTTGCCTTGCGTGGGAGTTTGTGTAATCGTCAGTGTTGCGCCCCCAGCCGTATAACTGCCGCCAGACGCTTCGCCGTCCGTTGTATATCCTGTAGTGTCAGGACCAATATTGGCATTGCCTGTGTATAGCGCGATCTTGTACGAGGTGTCGAGAGGGTCGCTAAAACTGAACAAGCCGTCGGCCAGTCCAGTCTTAAATGTGTTGGTTGCGCCTTGGGTCAGCATATCAAGTTACTTTCTGACGGAACTGACCAGAACGATAAGCGTCTTGACGCTCCATACCGTCGCCCAGACGTTTAGCCAATGCAAGCGCTTCCATAAACTTACCGTTGTAAACCTGCATCATGTCCTGCTCACCCTTCATGTAGGTGTAAGCTTCAACCAAAGAACCGTACAACAGCACAGAGTCAAAGTTGTTGCCAAGCCATGTTTCGCCGTCAGCCGCCACCGTGATGGACTCAGGGTAGTAGTAATAATGCAACTCAACCGTGTAGTTGGCATCCGGCGTTGGGCCAATCAAGAAAGACAGTGTGTCTGAAACCGTGGCTCCGCTAACCTTTGGGCCAAACAAAGCGTAGTATCTTGGAATGCCCGTGTCAGTTGTCGGATTGGGGTACGCCTGACGTATAAAGTTAACGTCTTTGTTTAGCAGGTACTCGTAATTGCCGTCTGCATCAATTGCTGCAAAAGAGTATGTGGCCAGATAATCATCTGGCGCATTAAGGTACGGCGTCGTTGAAGACACTACACCCGTCACGTTCTTACGAATGGACGGGAACTGAACCGAGTTATAAATACGCTGCTCAGCCTGCTGAACGAACACGGGTATCTCAGCGATAAAGTTCGCTTCGGTATTTTCCGTGTACGCCTGAATAGCGTTGCTGAGTTCAGTGTAATTCATGCCATTGGGCCTCGTGCCATCACACCTTTAGTCGCAGCACCTGTGCCACGAATCTTGATGCCAGAAGTTTTGACGCCAGAATAAGGATTGCTGCGCTCGTTGGCCAACGATTGATTGGCTTTCAGCGCTTCCTTGACAGGCATTTCACCAACAGTAACGTTGGCAACTTTTTTAGGCTGTTTGTATGTGGTTGCCATGATTAGCCTCCGCGACCAGAAGAACGCTGGTTAACAATCTTGGCCATATTGCGGCCATACTTCAGCATGTCGCTGTTGGTTTTGCCACCAGCTTTAAGCTTCAAGGTTGTGCCCTTGCCGCCCTTGTGTTCCTGTTTGTCATGTTGCTTGAAAGCCTTCTTAATGAGGGCTTTATCTTGCGCCATATCTTTCTTATCTTCTGCCATGTTCGACTCCTTATGTCGTTTCAACCGTTACTGTACCAACTTCTACGTTTAACACCAAGTAATTTAACGTCAAAGCATCATCAAAACTACTTGCGCCACCAACAGGGTTCCAGCCCCACTGATAAACCCTGCTACCACCAGACGGAAATCCATTAGCATTTACCGATGTACCGCCTGTGGTGGAGATCTGCAAACCTGTTGTACCGCCTTGGTAGTACGTTGTGTCAGGACGTGGATCACGCAAGCCTTGTGGATCATCCACAGGGTACATGCCCAACTGCAACTGTGGCTGATCGGGGTCCCAACATGTATGGCAAACCAAGAGATTGTAGTTCTTGGTTTTGATAATTTCTTTGCGCAATTCTTTCAGCTTGAACTGAAAGCCGCAGCGATCGCACTCCGAGATCGCATTTTTGCCGGACGCAAACCGGTTGCCCATTTACGTACCGCTTCCAATGTACTGCTGACGGGGCACAAAGCGCACTGCTGCTTTTTCTTGGTCTTCGCCTGCGGCGCGTTCCCAAGCCTCGTCATACTGTTGTTTCAGAACGTCCAGACGCTGAAGTCCCTCGGGCACTTTGAGCGCAATATAGTAAGCAAGGCCAGCGGCCAAGCAGGGCACAAAACGGAACGGCACATCCATGGTCTTTGTACCGCTACCAGCGTCTTGAATACGGCGCATGCGCCAGTACACAAACTGGTATGTCTGTCCGGGGTTTGGTGTTGGCCACACGGTGATGCTGTTCTTCTGAACCAAGCTCACGGCCGCGCCGGTATTGTGCTGAACAGCTGTTGTACCGTCCTGACCCCGTGTGCAGTTGTACAGGTATGCAGGCTCTGTATCTGTCGCAGGGCTTGTTTCGTTAAACCCAATCAGTTCCGAGCCAATCTGGATAAACCCAGCGGTGGGGATACCCACCAAAGACGTCACAGGAATTGTTGTAGCCGTTGCCGAGATCGTGGACTGCACAGTGCCTGTCAAAAGGTTTGAGCCCCCAGTCAAACGTTGCACCCAAACTTGAATAGGACGGCCTTGGATCAATTTATTTGGGATGGTGGCATAGGTAGACACACTGATCCGCGTAATCGTCAGGTCGGCCTGATTTGTGGGCACGTTGGCTTGTGTACGAATAACATGGTCAAGCAAGTCAACTGTATCGTCAGGAAGCGCGTAAGTTGGCTGGCCAGTCACAAGCGTGATGGTGTTCTGCTCGAACGTCCACATGTTCACGCCACGGTTTGCCCAGTCAGCAAACAAAAGATTCAATGAGCGACGAGCCGTGCGCAAGTCATAGCCCGTACGAAGTTCAGAACCCGCCCGTTCAAAAGCCTCCTCAACCATATCGTTGAGGTCAAGATTGAAAGAGGTGAGTCCTGAAGTTGTCATTTCATACCTTTAAGTGTCTGCGCCAGTCGAGCGCGCTGACCCATTTTGCCGGGCTTCTTAGCCGCCGCTGCCAATTTCTTGGCAGGGATCGGTTCACCTTTTTTGGCACCCAACGCAGAGCGCAAAGCTCCGGGTTTTTTGATAGCACCTGCAATCCAATTTTTAGTGGCCATTACTTCCTCGCAGTCTTTGCAGAGTTTAAGAACGCTTGCTTAGTTGGCGCACCTTTGCTACCAACTCGGCGCATTTTTTCGCCAGAGCCTTCAGCGATTCTTTTACGCTTTGCATTGATATTGGCATAAAGCCCTACCTTTCCGCCTTC